AGCTCTTCTGGTAAAGCCTTATCACCTAAACCTAAAGCCTTGCCAAACTTATTAATTCTATCTCTAACGCGATTATCAGCCCACCAAGCATAAGGGGTTCCCTTTATTTTCATTTTAGGGTCTTCATACATATATTCAGGTATAATAGAAGGGTTGCCTATAGCTTCTTGAACATATAATTTCATGAAGTTCTGCCAAGCAACACTCTGGTCTTTACCCCATTTAGGGAGCATTTGAAAATACATTTGTTGTGACATTTCACGACCAAACATTTGATTAAGCTGTCGATGGTAAGTATTAGATAAGGAACGTATATATGATTCTACCGAAACAGGGTCTATACTCCAGCCTGCCATATGAACATCTCTAGCTTTCATAGAGCCTGTACTTTCATTAGCATTAAATGATTTCATCTTATTCTCAGAAACTTTCTTGCCTCGGGCTATATCATCTAAAACGTCATCTACCAATTCCCAACCTTCCATTTCTTCAAATCTCATCTCTCCACCAAGAGAAATATTTCTATAATAAAGCTTCTTAAGTTCAAGCTTTTTTTGCTCTTCATTCATTTCAGATATAGGGCGTTCTAATACTTTTAGAATAGCTTCCTTCATCACACGCTTAGAGATTGCTTTATCAAAAAACATATGAGGAAAATACGCTTCAAATGGTATCTTTCCAACTTTAATTACTGGTTCCGCAGCTATTTGAGCTCTAATCTCTTTAGTAGGCATCATATCAATCTGCATTGCACGCGCTATTCTTCTTAAACCATCAATACCAAAATAAGATGGGACATCAGAAACGTCTTCTTTAATCCAGCCCTTTGGAGTTCTGCCAGATACATGTTCTTGAAGGTGTCTTACGAATTTTTTATAATCATGTTTAATCCCCCCTCTAGGCATTTGATATTTATACTCATCAAGAGCCCCCTCTTTACCTTCCATAAATTGATGCAATTCTTTAAAAAGTGAAGTAAGTTCTGAATTAATCCTCTCTACAACCTCAGTTCCTGAAACCTCTTTCCTTACACCATCAACAGTAACAGTATATCTTTTGGTTTTTAAACCTTCCCAATTATTAGCCTTTTCAACATCATGCAGTCTGGAATATATTTCAGCTAAAGCACGTTTCTTAACCTCAGGGTCCATATCCTTTGCTCTAATACGGTCAGTTTCTTTAAAATGAGCTTCACGTTGTCTAATAGCAACCTCCCATAACTTCTGAGAATCTTCTAATCCGCTATGGAATAACATTGAATTATTAAATCTTTTAATATATTTGTCTGATATATTCACAGCAGAATCATTCATCTTGCCAATAAAGTTCTGTACTATATCTATATAATGAGTAGGTTTAGTAATAATCCCTTCACGTACAGCGCCAGTCCTGTCTGTAAAGAAACCTTTTTCCTTCATCATAACAATATCGTCTCTCATAAGCTCAGCATTGACAGCTCTAGGGAATAAGGCCCAATGACGTTTATTAAGCTGTACTGGTCCCGGCTT